TATCTCCCTTATTATCCCCCTTATTTACTTTGGGAACTTTGTTCCCGTTGTCTTGGGAACTTTGTTCCCGTTTTGTGGGAACTTTGTTCCCGTTTTGTGGGAACTTTGTTCCCATCTCTGTTTCTTCAGTTTGGGAACTTTGTTCCCGTTTATCGTTGTCAGCATCTATCCATTTTGCCGTTGCCCGGAACCACCCCCTTGCCCCAACTTCAATGAGGTTTTCATTATTGATTCGTTGACACATCTTCAAAAGTCCACGCCTGGAAATGCCTATAAATTCGGCGATTTCTTCTTTCTTGTCATCACACCATCCATCCCGTTTGTTTCTTGGGTCTGAACACCGGTAATGTATATAGGCGCAAAGCGCATATTCATCCCTGGTTACACCCAGCCTTTTCCGGGCGTATTCGTTGATAAGCGTGGATTTCTTTTTCATAATTCAATATCCGTTTCATCGAGTGCGGCCCCGATTATTTCCATTTTTGATACCAGCGTTTCGGCCATTTTCGCATCCAGGCTGCCGTCGAAAACAAGGTGTTGAACCAGCACACTTTCTGTTTGCCCGATCCGGTGGCACCGGTCTTCTGCCTGCATCATGTTTGCGGGCGTCCAATCCAATTCGGCAAAAACGACATTTGATGCAGCGGTCAGCGTTATACCAACCCCGGCGGCGCGAATAGAGCCGATAAAAAGCCGGCACGTATCATCCGTTTGAAAGCGGGAAACGCTGTTTTCCTTGTCCGTATCGGACATGCCGCCGTATAGTTTCACGGCCTGCAATCCAAAATGATTTTGCAGTTCGTCAATAACCTGACGGTGATGCGCCATAACGACCACCTTTTCCCCGGATTCCACAATGTCGGTCAGGTGTTCGATGACATAGGGGATTTTGGCAATAGCCAGTTCCTTGCGAATAGCGGCCATTTCATCAAACGCTACGCCGTAGGCTTGCCGCAACTGCTTCACGGCGTCTTTGTACCCCTCCGTATTCCCAGCAGCTTTCATGCGCCTTGCCTCTTGCTTGATTGATTTTACACGCAGGTTTAATTCCTGCGCATGTTCATTCTCCTGCCGTATCAGGCGGGATACGCTATCAGAGGGTAGGCATATGACTTGCCGCATTTTTTCAGGGAGTTCAGAAAGCACCTGGCTTTTCAAGCGGCGCAACATACCGGCGCTGCGCAAAGACTTTTGCAGGTTTTCCAGGTCGCTGGCGCCGGAAAAGTCCCACCCGTACCCATTTTGATAGGCGTCGCAGTACCGCTTTGCAAAGGGCCAAAAATCCGGGAATTGAAGCGGGAAAAGATAATGCACCAACGGCCACAACTCAACCGGGCGGTTTGTGATCGGGGTGCCGGTCAGAAATACTTTTTTGTCCGCTTTCAGGCCAGACACCTTTTTGCCTTTCCCGAGGATAGCCTGCGTGCGCTGCGCTTTTTCGTTTTTCATGTAATGCGCCTCATCACAGATCAACAGCCCCCAGGTTACGCGCCTCAAATCGTCCTTATACCGGGCTGCTATGTCATAGTTCATTACAACAATATCAGGCTGCGTCGGGAACGTATCGCCGCTTCTAAGGACATGCACGCGCCGCACGTCGGTCAGCCAGCGGTTGCACTCTTTTTGCCAGTTGATTTTCAGGGTAGCCGGACAAATAATCAGCACGGTTTCAGGCTTGAAAACATTTATCAGGGCAATTGCCTGAACAGTTTTGCCCAAGCCCATTTCGTCACCGATCAATACTGCGCTGCGATGAACGGCGAACTCAACCCCGGCGCGTTGATACGGGAAAAGGCTACGTCCTTCCGGTACCGGAATTTCAATATCCGTTTCTGCCTCAGCGGCGGTTGAGTTGTTGATTGATTTGCGGGCCGCTTCTATCTCCGCCTTTGCCGGCTCGTCTGCAAACTGCTCAAGTTCGGCGGCGGCAAGCGGGTCGCCTGTCCACCAGATACGCCGATCCGGATTCCATCTAAAACCAGCCTCCTTTGCCGTGTCTTTTTCCTGAAAAGGGCAGTCAGCAATAAAAATACCGTCTTGGAACTTGATTTTCACTTCGCAGCGTCTTGTAAGGCGGGCAGACGAAAAAGCGGCCTGCCACTGTACCGCTGCGAAATCACCCAGGAGGGCAAATACCTGTCTTACAGGTTCGGTAAGGACAGACCGCCGGCTTTTAAAACTGCGATCAAGGCATAAAAAAAGGCCCTACCGTAAACGTGGGCCAAGTTGGCCCCCCTATGTGATTTCGCACTACAAATATAACCCTTTCGGGTTGTTTTTAAAAATTATTTTTCATCATTATCATGCAGGCTCTCAAGAATTTCAATCAATCCTTTTGCCTGCTCCATTTCTATCAATTTTTCCATCATAAACCCACCAATTGCGTATCCGATATACGCTGCCTCTACGGTGTTTCGGGGCTTCAAGTCGTTAAGCACATGCTCAAAAATCATACTGCTTTTACTGTGCTCTATTGCAGCGTGTTTTATTGATTTTGACACCCTGATATTGTAGTCTACCGGAAGGCCGAGTATCTCCATGAGGTTTTGTCCGTCATGGTTAAAGGCGTATCGCCGGGGTGCTTCAGTTTCTTTGTTCATCGTATAGGAATTAGGTTTAAAAACAGCATAATAAAAAGCAGGCATCCGGCATCTGAAACATTGCCTGATCCACCGGGAGCATTTTTGGGCATCCGGGTGTATTTCGGCTTTGCCTGAAACTTCCGCCGCGCCGGTTTGTGATGTATCCCGTATTGCGGGATAATTTTATTTTTCTTCGTCATGGCCCGGTTCTGTTTAGTTTCATTTCAAGTTGGCCTACCTTTGGCAGTAGCGCCCACGCCTCGTTTTTCATACCGGAAACCCGGCTTTTGCGCTTGCCGGTCATTTGCATTTCATACTCCGCGAAATCGACGTACACGGTCTGCATTTTTTTCAGGGCATTTAGCCGGGCCGATACAACATGTTCGCGCATGTTCAGGTCAACCGCAATTTCATTCAGGGTTATACCAGTCGGCCCGGCATGCGCAAGGATGTGCCGCGCTATACGCTCGCACTGCGTTTGCTTGCCCTGGTGAGCGTGGTATGCTTCAATGCTTGTTTGTGTTACCTGTGTTTTCATGCTTTGCGATTTTCTTCGCCGCGCCAGACGGCTACGACGATTATTGTGAATACAAATGCCGCTCCCATGTCTTTCGTTTTTTTGGTTTGCTCATTCCTCTGCGTCTTTTTCAAGTTCGAACTCGTAGAAATACGCACGCTGGAAACCAGCAGAGGAGTACCGGGCCGAGACTAGGTACAGGTTGTCCTTCCTGCCCTCGATGTCCGTCATTGTCCCGGCGGCGATTATTAGCAGCCGCGTTGGCACGAAGTTGTCGGCCTTGTGTTTTGCGAAGTCGCCGGGCTTGAATTTAAGTTCCATGTCTTTTTCTGTTTTTTTTCACCCGCCGCCCCGGCCTCTTTCGACCGGGGCATTGGGAATCTCATGAAAGAAAAATGATTTCTTACAGCCAGGGCGGGAGCGACGTAACCCCCAGCCCCTTTTTGACCGGCAGGCACCCTTTCTGGAACGTCTTTATCCGGAGCCGTAGCCGTAGCCGTAGCCGTAGCCGTAGCCGGAGCCGGAGCCGTCGCCGTAGCCGTCGCCGTAGCCGGAGCCGGAGCCGTAGCCGTCGCCGTCGCCGGAGCCGTCGCCGTAGCCGTCGCCGTCGCCGTAGCCGGAGCCGGAGCCGTAGCCGGAGCCGTCGCCGGAGCCGGAGCCGTAGCCGTAGCCGGAGCCGGAGCCGGAGCCGTCGCCGGAGCCGGAGCCGGAATTCTTTATATTTTCCATACCGGCTGTTTTTCAAGATTTACAATGGCCGCTCCAGAAAGCGGTATTGTTTCGATCACGTTCGTGATCTTGATCTCCGGAAGCGTCATGGCTACGCGACCGCTGGAAATCCCGTCAATTGCCACCTGGGAGAGGCTTGCCGCGCCCTCCCAGTAGTGGATTCTACGCGATTCCCGGAGAACCACCACCTCACCGGCGGCGGTGTATTCGCTGCTTTCAAGAATGCCGAAATGAACCCCGGCGGCATACGTCCGGATGAGTACTTTTTTTCCTGTCATTTTGTTTATAGTTAGTGAAAAGTTGCTTTTTAAAAGTTGCCGGTCTTTCCCGGCTGTCAGCAGCCCTACGCGGTTCTCCTTCGGGTTGTTCTGCAAGGGGCTAATGAACGCACCTTCTACCAATGTGACCGGGGCAGGATTCGAACCTGCACGAATAAGGTAGGCGTGCTTTGGACGCCTCGTTTTAGGTCGGGGGCGTCGTTTCGAACGACCCCTCTACCGCCCCCGGTAGTGTGCTGCCAAATACACCAACCCCCGCACGGTAGATTCCCTTGCTCTATTTATTAGCGTCTACCAATTCCGCCACCCGGTCAAATTTCCGCCCCTGACTTTACAGCCGGGGCGGGCTGAACTATTCCATTAACCGATTTTCTTTCAAAAATCCGGGGCGCCCGCTACTCTTTTGCAGTCAGTCGGCCCCGTTCCCGTCTCGGTTTAAGTTTACCTTTCTTTCGGCTTGGTGTTTGGGGCAGGTGAAACGGCAAGGAAACACCCGCCCCGGAAATGAAACACCAACCTTATTTGACCAAAAATGTGCGCTGGCTTGTCTGGCGAGCGTACTTTTCCCACACCCCTGGTTGTTCTTCTTTCAAGGCTTTTTGATCCAGGCGCACCGGGTTTGATTCCTTCCATGTGAATAGCGCCCGGCCCTGGTAGGTCGCGATCGACTTGTCCATCATGAGGAGTTGCACGGCGGTGGCGAGTTCTATATTTGCATCCTCCAATTCCTTGATCTTCGCCTTGTTTTCTTTCATTTGAAAGTGATAGCGCAGCGCTTCATCCGGCAGTTCTATCGGGTCAGGCAGTACGCGCCCGATTGTTTTAAGGATGTCCTCTTTTGTGATCGGCGGCGGTGGCACGTTGGCAAGTACGTGGTCGATCCAGAACCGGTTTCCTGCCTCTACCATGTCGGCAAAGATTTCTTCGTTGAAATCCACCTGGACAAAGTCAAAGTCAATGCCGTGTGAAAGCCAGGCCAAAAAGCCGGTTTTTTTACCCGCAATGCCCATGTACCACTGAACCTGAAAATACCAGTTCAGGGCCTCGCCTTCCATTACGCTTTCCCGGTCGATGAACTTCTGCGTTGTTTTGATCTCCAAAACCCCGTCTCCGTGCTTCATTGAAACAAAGCGGTCGGGCGTTCCAAGTAGGTGCGGGTAGTCTGGATGGCTCCAATGCTCCTGCTGCGGAACGTAGACCTCGAACCCGGCCTTATCCTGAAACATTTGCGCAACGACAGGCTCCAGGTAGTTGCCCATTTCCGTGTACTTGTTCCCGGAAAAGTCTGCGGCCCGGCCTGTCTTCTGTTCCCAAAGCGCGTAAGGTGTGCGGTAGGGGTCAAGCCCCATAACGGACGTTATTTCAGAGCCGCCGATGCCCTTACCGCGGGCCTTTAGCCAGTCCTGTTTTTTCTGGTCGCTCATTTCAACTCAATTTTTCTGGTGTTGAAAATCTCTACCACATCGGCACGGGCCGCCCACTCTTCACGGCCCTGATTCCAGTAGCGCTCAAGGCTTTCCAGGTCTGAACAATCGGCAACACCTTCGCGGATTTCTTTCAGGTCATCCGGCTCATTTACCTCCTCATGTTCCGTATCTACTGTTTCGGGCCGGATTTCACCACGCTGGAAATTGTCGGGGGAAAGGGCGGCGCCGTCAGTTTGCATTGCTGCGGCCTGCTCGTCGGACAGCGGGGCGGTTTTCAGCAAAACCTTTAGGGCTGTTTTTTGCCACATCTCCTGCTTCCATTCCGCCCACACGCCGGAAGGCGCGCCCTTTTGATTGGCACTTTTCACCCGGCGGCGCTCTACGTCGTTCGGGTTCAGGACAACAAACTCAATACCGCCGTTGGTGTACTTCACAACCGCGTACACGGCGACAAAGTCTTCGCTAACATCTGACAGTTCGGGCTTGTGGATAATCTTCTTGTCTGTGCCGTATTGAAATTCAAACACGTCCTTTTTCCGAACCACATGCGCGTACACGTCAGAAACAATGGCGGATCGCCGGGCAAGGGCAATCATTCCGGTATAGGACAGTTGGAATGTGGCCGTTTCTCCGTACGGGATATACCAGCATTGCTTCAGCGTAGGGTTCAGGCCCAATAGGCTGCTATTCAGCACGCAGCCGATAACCGATTTTGCGGTGCACCGGGCAAGCGCCGGGGTATTTGTGATCTGGTAAACAGCCGCCTGAATAATCCTGTCAGGGTTACCGCCGTTCGGTAGCGCGTTTGCAATTGCAATCTTGTACGGCTCAAGGAGAGATTGTACATCGGCGGAGTTCAGGCCGGACAATGTTCCCGGCTTTTGCGCTTTAGCCAGCGCGCTTTTTGCTTTTGCGGCTATTCCGGCGCCGTTCGTGGTTGTGGTTGGTGTATTTGCCATTTTTATATCGGTTGCGCAGCCGCTTCGGGCTGCATGGTTTCAAATGCGTATTGGTAGGCTTCCAGGATTTTTTCCGGGGTTTCTTTCTGGTATTTGTATTCCGCCGTTTCCCGCCAGTAGTGTAGCGTTCCACGGCCTACCGTTATGCCCTGCTGATCTTGCAGGTATTCCAGCGCGGCGCTCGTCACCGCTTTTTTATCACGGTTGTGTAGCCGGTTGTACCGGCGCACGATCTCCTGTTTGTTCATTGCTTTACGTTTAGGATTTGCCCCGACCACGTTTGGCCGGGGCGCTTCCGTTCTCATGAAAAGTTTACGCTTGTGCTTGTAGGTACCCGGCCATTTTGCGCAGTTCGGCAATAGCCTCCGAGGGCGGGCATGTGGTCGAAACCACATAGGAGTTTTCACCCACAATGTGCAGCGGTGTAACGCTCTGTATTTTTTCGCTGGAGCCTGGAGCGCAGGACGGGAGTGGGTGCTTGGTGGTAATATTCATTACCGCCGTAACCTTGGTTACAATAACCAACCCATCTTCGTCCCAATCCGCAGGCAATTGCACCGGCATTGCGGGCGGGTAGTTGTGCTGCTCTATGGCGGCGGCCTCTAAGTGGATTTCAAACCACCGCTCCATGCGGTTGACGCGGGTGCAGTTGCCCAGGTCGTCAACGTGCCACACGTTCAGTATGCTGGCATCTTGGTGCGTTTCGCCGCCTTCGTATTCTTCGTTGAAATGTTGTGTTGAAATTGCCGCTTCGCCTACATACTCCTGATCCGTTGCCGGGTCAATGTAGCGGAATCGTACTGTTGTGCTCGCTGGTGTTGTCTTTGTCATTTTTGCCGTTTTTGTAAACGCATCGTATATTTGATGCGTTTGTGTTTTTGAACGGTACAAAAATAAGCACAATGTGCGATTATAAAAAATTGTACGGTATAAAAATACAGACAAAGTGCAAAATTTACAGTTTGTGTAATTTAATCCAACACTCATTGAAAAAATTTCATCCCCCACCCCAGAAGCATTAACAATATGGCAAACGAAACAGCAATACTCCCGTTATTCCCGCTTCGTGCGGGCGAAAAGTTATTAATCCTGGCCAACAGGCTAAAAAATCTAACCGGGCTGAGCGCAACAGACCTCTCTACAAAAACCGGGTATTCACGTACCTACATTCCAAAATTGTACGACTTGGAACACTTTAATCAAAAACAGTTGAATATTGTAGCCGCCGCGCTCAACGTTCCGCCTGATGTATTCACAAACGGGATTGACATTCGGATAGCAGCCTTGGAATTAGATGTTGAGGCACTAAAAAACAAAAATGCCGAACTCGAAAACCGGGTCAGGGTGCTTGAGGCTGAAAACAACGGCCTCAGGCTCGCCCTGAACAATTAGAAAACAATTACAGCAGCATGGAAACCGTACTAATAATTGCCGCCCTGGCATTTATAGCCCTTGCCGTGTACGGCGGGGTACTGAAAAACAGAAACGCCCGGCGTATTGCCGAAGAAATACAAAGCGCCGGTGTTGATCTTTCTGGCGCGCTTTTTTCAGCCGCATACCTGGGCGGTCACCCGGACATTGATCTGCGGGTAGATCGGGTGGTCATTCTCCTGAACGATTCCCTGATCGAAGTTTGGAAAATACCGGAAGGCTTCGACGCCTTCAGCCCGGAGCGCATGGGCGGCATTCCCATCGCGTCGATTTCCGGCGCCCACGTCGAGGATCAAACAACGGTCGAAAAGCGGATAACGGTAGCGCGCCTGCTTGCCGTCGGTGTGTTTGCCCTTGCCTGGCAGAAGCGCCGGAAAATAGAAAGCGCCTACCTGATCATTGAGTGGTCAGGCGGGCGCTTTCAACATGAAACGGTATTTGAGTTTACCGGCACCGGGGCTATGCAAGCGGCCAACGCGGCGCGTAATGCGGTTTTGCGGGCGGCTGGTTAACAACTATTTTGGAAAATCTTGTCATACCGCTTTTGGCAAGCGACGCAAATTGACTGCCTCGAAATCCCACCGCTCCCGATTTTGATTTCATCAAGCGGCAAGGCTGGAATTATGCCATCCGTATGCGTGTACTTGATGTCGGGGTCGGTCTTGGGCCTGTTCGGCATTTCAATTTGATATGACATATAATGTCCGCCTTTGTGCGAATAGCCGCCATGCGTTTTGTGCTTTTTTTCGCAAAGCAAAACGCCGTTGATGAAAATGTGGCGCTTGCGGCTTGCCCAGGCAAGGACTACTACGTCCGGCTCTTTTTCGCCGCAAATCTCGGCGCTCACCTGTTTGTCTTCTTCAAAATATCTATTCATTGTGTTGATTTTTTTTGTTAAAAAATTGCGCAACAAGGCTAACGCCAATCCTTATGCCACCCGTAGTTCCGCGCCCACACCTCCAACCTTACCCGGCTTTTCGGGTTGAATGATCGCGTTCCGGCCAGCCAATCCCGCATGGTGCGGTTGCCGATCTTGAGTTCTCTCTCAAGCCGTGAAACATTTAATACCCGGCCAAATGATAGCATGAAGTTGCGCAGGCTGTCTTTTTCATCTACTTTTGCCACGATCTTGAAATTTAGGTTTGAAGATTTGGGGCGCACCCTGCCAGGTGCGCCCCGTTTTTTTTATATCAGTCCCGAATCCGCAAATGAAAAGTACCTGGATTCGCCCGTTGTTATTACGTGATCTAAAACTTTTATATTAAGTATCTCCCCGGCTGCAATTATCTGTTTTGTGATTTTAATATCTGCCTGTGAAGGTTGCGTGTTGCCTGAGGGGTGGTTGTGGCACACTATTATCCCTGACGCATTAATTAGCAGGGCGCTCGACATTAAAAGTTTAATGTCCACTACAGTTCCCGCCGTGCCGCCTTGGCTTAATTTTATCCAGCCAATCGGCTGGCCTGCATTATCAAGGAAAAGCGCATAAAATGATTCCAATATTTCAATATCGCCATTTGCGCTCCAAAACTTTTTTACTATTGCGTTTGCTGAGTCTGAGTCGTAAATCTTTATTGGCTCGCAAAATATAGATTGCTCGGTTTTATTTAGGGCTAATTTATGCCGATAAACTTCCATGATCTTGAAATTTAGGTTTGTGAAAAAATCCGGCTGCCACCGGTAGAGTAGGTTTTTTGGGGCTGGTGGGTTTATTGATCTTTATTGTTTTCTGTTATAACGCCTACATATCGGGCATAATCATACCCTTCGGTATTTACATAAAACGCTTTCCCGGTTTCAATGCACTTTACCTCTACAACCTGTACAATGCAGGTATCTCTGAAAATCTGCACATATTGAGGGTTGCTAAAAACCTGTTCGCTGGTCAATCCCTTAAACTCAGGCGCATCAGAATAGGCGCCGCCGATCTGTTCCCACAATTCATTGCGATTCTCTAAAAGGGAGTTTGCGATTCCGTTAAACCGATACTTGTTAAGTTCGACGGTTTTTTTGATCTCACACTTTTCGCTGTTGGTGCCATACATCACCATTGCTTCAAAGTTTTCAGCGAGCGTATTGTTTTTGTTTACAATTGGGAAGGTTACGGTTACGATTTGCTTTTGCATGATCTTGAAATTTTTAGGTTTGTTTAAATTTCCGGCTGCCACCGGGTTGAGTAGGTTTTTTTTGGGCTTGTTCTTTAGATGGAATCCATGTATTCGAAAAAAGGCATTCCGTTTACCGATCCATCGGCATCTACTTGGGCGTATAGCCTTTGGCCTTGTTTTGTGTTTTTAGACATTAGCGCATACTGCCCATTATTTACGTCTACCGAAAATCCGTTTGCCTCAAGTTGAGAAATTACGCTTTCAAGGCGGCTAAAATTTGGGTCGTCTGGGATACCTTGCTCAAATCTGATAAAGTAGATAACCTTGTTTCTGTTTCCTTGGAAATGGTACGTGCCCGATACATCCTTAGCGATGCAGTAAATTGCTTTTCCTGAGGCATCAAATCCATACTCCTCGACGCCTTTTGCTGCTAATTGGCGCTTTCCAGTTACCGGGTTTTTGAACTCGCGGCCTCCGTTTACATATTGAACTGTTGTTACAATGCACATCGTTTTAAAATTTAAGGTTTGAAAAAATCGCCCTGCCAGGCGTTTGTTTTTAATTGTAGTACAAAGATAAACCGCTTATTTCATTGCTCCAAATTTTGAGCAAACTATTTTAAAAAAAAGTTTCAACCCGGGTCCGGATCAAAACAAAAACAGGCACATTTTTTGCCTGAATAAGGTATCAAATCGGGCGCCCTGCCCGGTACTATCGGGGGATGGTTATAATTCCGAAAAATACGCACACGCACGGCCTGCCCTAACGGGGGCGGGCTTTTTTATTTGCGCGTATAACCTTTTTCTGTCGCCTTCCTGGCGCCTGGGTGGCCTTTACGAGATGTTCAGCGGTCACTGAATGCTCACGCACGTACTTAGAAAAATTATCAAGCGCTTCGGTAAGGCGCTCCGCCGTAACGCCGGTATTTATTTTATGTTCCATCTTTCAAAATTACATACTCCCGAAATTCATACCTGCCAGGGGCAATGTCTTCGAGTATTGTTTTAATACGCACGTCTCCCAACTGCCCTTGCTTTCGGTGTATTTCAGCCCTATAAATATACTGCTGCTTTTGCCTGCCGATGGATTTCCAAAGGGCGGTTTGATCCGGTTGGCGTATCCAGTCAAAAAAATCTTTAAACGCACCCTCCGGCGTCAGGTGTTTTTCCATGCTGGCAAATGTAAGCCTTTGCCGCTTTTGTTTGCAAGCGATAAAAACTTTTTGTGCTTTTGTTTGCAATTTATACAAACAAGGGTTTACATTTGCCAGGGAAAGTTGGCGGAAAGGGTTTCCGCTGTTTTCTTTACTTTTATGGGAATGATACAAGGAACACCGTACACAGCAGAACAGGAAAGCAAGGGCGTTACCCGCGAAGTGATGACCCCGGAACGTCTTTCGATGATATTAGGAATACCGCCCGGAACACTATACAAAGCCTGGAAAAAGAACGGCCTGAACGGTTGGGGCTTGGGCCAGGTGCTTGATGAGGATGACGTTAGTACGATAATTCTGTACTACGCCAACCTGCGGAATGAAACCGCAATCCGCTTGGCGGAAAGCCGTAGGAAAGAAAAAGAAACACCCGGTTCCGAAAGCAGAATGCAGGATAACGGCAGCGAAGCGGCAAAGGAAAGCCGGAAGGAAAAGGGGGAAAGAAAGGCGTCCAGGTGGTACTACATTGCTGACCTTATTTTTTACGGCGTGTTGGCCGTGTCCGGGTATGAAATGTGGTTTTTTATGGGGCATTGGGGGTTATTGTTCTGGGCTATTTATGCAGCGGCGGTTTCTCTATCGCTTTTCATGGCAAAAGACCCGGACATTCCACGCACGGCGCAAACCGGATTTACGGCGGTTTGCATCCTGGAATCGCTGGCTTTTTTCGGACATTTTGCAATGGCAAATTTGCTCATTGTGCGAGCCGCTAAGGCAGAACTTTTGCCCTTCCGGTACGATGCTTGGGGTACCCTTTCGGCCCCGTTTTACATTGCCGGTGTACTGGCCTGTGTGTTATCCGGAATAGTCATTTATGCCGTGTGGATACGGCTGAACATTACTAAGGAATTGAACAAAAAACAACCAGGGAACAATGTCTTTTCTCAACATATCCGATAGCGCAAGGCCGGTATCAACGCCGCGCAAAAGCCTGCTCAACGCCCCCGGCGCTGACATGGGTAACGGTGTTATTGAGTGGGGAGGATCGGAGGCGCTTACCGGCCTGACTGAACGGGAGGTTGAACTGGTGAAAAAAAAACTTGGCGTCAAGCGGGTAAACTACATCCGGACGCTTGCCGTAAAAAGCCTGATGAAATCCAAATCCTGCGCCGAAATTGTACGGCACTTCCGGGGCCGAAAGGGATACCGGGAAAGTACAATCAAGCATACGCATGCCGCCCTATCGCAAGCGGCCTCTGAAAAAAACACCATTTGATGGTGCAAAATATTTACTTCGGTTTTAAATTACTGAAAATGAGCCTGGTAGCAAAATTATTTAAGCAAAACAAAAGTGTGGAACCGGTGCAAAAACGGTGGTTCTTGCACCATCGCCCCCCTTTCGTGGAGGTGCGGGCAAACGACGGACATACCTACCGGATAATGTCTGACCTGAAAACGTCGGTACTGATCGGCACACACGCCCTTCCTGCCCCGGCTTGCCCATTCCCGGCATTGGGATTGCTCACAAACCTGTACTTGGTGCTGTACCGAATGCGCAAGCAAATTGCGTATACCGTTGCGGGGCTGATCCTGCTCTTTGTGGCCGCAACCGCCACTGCCGTGTACCTACTTAGCGCGCACCCGGCGATGGGCGAAATGCTGCAAAACGCACTTATATCCGCCCTGCTTTTGCTTATATCGGTTTCCACCGCCGCATACGGCAGTTACATCATTTACCTGTTTTTGCGCTCAAGTGAAAATGTGTTCCGGGAAATTGTTGCGGACGTGAAAGAGCAAAAACAATTAGGCGCCGGGGCTGAAACCATGCCCGGTGATTATGACATTTCGCCGGACATTCTGATGATGCAAGGTGCGGATGAAACGCATGCTGATTTTGTGAACCGGCTTGAGGAAGCGAAGTCCAGCGCCGGGCATGGCATTTGGGTGTTGGCCCTTGCCTGGCGTACACCCGTTGGAACGATCTGGCAAACACCGACAAAGAGCATGTTATTTGCCCGCAACGCCCCGCCGTTTCAAAACGAAACCTGGACAGATGAGCAGCGGATTTGCCCGGCAAACGCCGTGTTTGACACGGAGACGCACGCGGAGTTTGACGCCTATGTTCAGGATTTTGTTTTTTATTATCGCAAGTGGGCGCCGATCAACAAGGCTACAAGTGACGACAGGGCCGAAGCCGGGCGCAACTGGCTCGAATCCGTCCGGGCGCGTACCACCGCCGCTTGTGTGGCGATCCTGCTTTGCGCCTCCGGCATTGCCGCCCAATCGGCAAAGGCGGTTGCCGACGCCCTCGGAAAAAACAACGTCGTGCCGGAACTTCACGCCGACGTTTCCTATCAATTTGAAAAGAAAACCCTTGGCCGGGTAGGCAACGGGAAAAGCGACTACGTTCAACTACTCAAGAACATACCGGCCTATCGGGACTGCTGTCACGGGGCGCTGATAGCCGTGTATAAAAACGGCGATTTAGTGGCGAAGGGTAGCGCTGCCGGTGAGGTGGCTGCAAAGCCTGCTGAGCAAATGCGCGAACGTGGCACGTCGGCAATTGCGCCGGAAACCGTACCTGGGTTTACGCTTGCGGACATTCCCGACAGCAGCGGCATGGCAACAATGGCCGAAAAAGCAAAACGGCAAATTGATCAAATAGGAACAATTGCCGGGCAAAGCATCCGGCCCTGGTGGGAAGTTGTCATGCACGGCCTTTGGACGGCGTTCCCGTTCCTGCTTATTGCCGGGGCAATAGCCTGGTTATTTGCCGGCGTCTGCGCCCGTGAGGGAATGTACGACCTGCATAAGCAATCAAGACGTGCCCTTGCGGTTATCGCCCTGGCCGTGGCCGCTGTCCTGCTGGTTAACTTCCTGCTGATTGCCGTCGGCATGGGCTTTGGCCCGCTTGGCCTTTCGATCATTGCAGCAATAGAAACCTATATAGCCTACCGGCTGGTAACGTGGCTGGTTCCTGACTTCACGCCTGCCGCCGGGAATGAGCCGGAACGCGGCATGTTTCGTCGTGGCGGCAATTTCCCCCAATTAGGCCCGTAACATGAAATTCAGCCTACCAAAACGCAAAGCCGTGTACGTGTTCCACGTCACGGCGGACGTATTCGGGTTACCCCTATGGGTAGCCAAGTGCGGCCATGCGGATGATGAGTTACTGCGGGCGCGGGATATTGAACAGAGCATCTATGAGGTGACCGGCAAGCGCGTTCAATTGCGCTGCTTTATTTCCGTTCGCCTGTTTCTGTACCGGGCCTCTGAAAAGGCGGTGCATAATGTTTTGAGGCCGCTGAAAACGCGCATGTTTGAGGGCGCAAGCGGGTGGACGGAATTTTTCCGGGAGGTGAATATCTTTTGCGCCGCGCTGGTTTACATAGGGCTTTGGGCTTATGACATTCAGGGCGCCGTTCCGTATGCTGTGGCGTTTGCGCTGATCCCCCGCCCGCTGGACATGGCCTTTATGGTTCTGGCGCTTTTTGTGGTTGAGTGGACAATTATCCTGGGCGCCATTTACGCCCTTGCAATACTTGTACCGGCCCTGATCGGGCTGATTTAATCCTTTTGGGTGTAACCTCTGAACAAAACACACACCCATGAACGTCAAACTAAACATCAATGCGGACAGGGTAATTTTTGCCTTTGGCAAGGATGCCGCGCAACTGCCCGCTGAACTACAATTAACCTACTTTGAAGATGAGACGCCGCCGGTAGCGCTTACCGTAAGAACACTGTCGCAAAGCGTTACCCTGTTTCTTTCGGAAAGCGAGACGGCGGTACTCAAAACATTTCTTAACAGCCCGGACGTTGAGCCGGGGCATTGTACGGATTGCGAATGATTGAAACAAAAATAAAAGAGGTTAAAGAGCAAGACGTATTTCCTGCGTTGTTCTGCACAGACGATCGGTCAATTGTTATCCTTGTTTATGAGGACAAGAACCAAAGCAATTATCTCGGAACGATTATTCACCCAAAGGAAAAATTTGGACAGTTTTCGGCAACGTGGCTAAAAAGCAAGTTTCGCCGTATGCCAAGAGGGTCAGAATACACATTGAAATTCATACAGGAATGAGAATAAGCAAATCAAACAAACTGTGCCTGTTTGCCCTAAAGGCAAATATTTTAAAATCTGTTGACAAAAAGGCTAAAGGCTTACAAAAACTTGAAAGTTCGCGGTTTGGCACAGAGTTTATACCGTATTACTTTTCAGGCTTTCAGCATCAGCGGGTGATACGCCTATCAAAAAGGACGTATGAAAACTCAAAACTTGTGAACGTTGATACGCTTAGCGACCTGGTTCAGATTGAGTGTTCTTACAATGATTTTGTTATTCTTTACCCGTTTGAAAAAATGGCCTATGTTAGGAAAATGGGGGATGAGGTGGCTTTTCTTATTGTTGATTTCATAGGCAAAGACATTGTACAATCGGTTGGTTCTTATAATTTCATAACACAGTGCTTTTTCCCCGAAGACGAATCCGGGGCGCAAAGGGAGTTTTTGCAAATACTGATTTACCTGTTTTATGGACAAATTTCGTGGCGAGAAATTCAGGCAAAACAAAAAGCAAAACAGTCTCTTTCGACGTGGGTTTTTAATGACAGCGACATAAAAGTTTGGTATGCTAACTGCTTGTGGCGTCAGCGGATTAGCGTCAGCGGATTCAAGGTAAGCGGACATTTCAGGCTTCAGCCGTATGGCAAGAAGAGGGCTAAAAGGAAACTGATATGGATTGATGAATTTGAAAAACTTGGTTATAATAGGCAGGCAACAATAGAACTTGCAAACAAAAAACAATGACAGCCCTATCCGACACAATCCAAATTGCTCTTTCCTACGGGCTGCCCGGCGCGCTGATCCTGTTCGCCGCGCTTTGGATGTTCTGGCGGGCCGGATGGGCTGCTTCCGGTTGGCTGTGGTCAGCTGTCAGGAAAGTGTTGCCGCCGCTAAAATTGGGCAGCCTGCTTTGGTTATGTTTCGGTACTATCCTGCTTTACTCCCTGCGCTTTCATATCGCAGACGCCTTGCAGGATATTGAGTGCCGATACCTTTCACCGGTGTACGTCGGGCAATACACGGCGACCGACGAAATGAAAATTCGTATTTACGAATCGGAAATTCGCAGGCATACAACAGCAGGCGAATTTGAAATTATCCGGGACAGCACACGCGCAACGGCTGCGCGGATCGGCTCCACCCCGGTAGCGATTTACGAAGCGGCCTATCTGGAATGTGGCCTTAACCCTTTCCGGGTTCGTGATGACCGGGTAGCCGCCGGGTGGATTCAGTTTACCCGTGTCGGACTTCGCGGCTCAGGGCTTTCGCTTGAGCGGGTCATTGCGGCCTGTCAGGAGCGCGACGCGGCGTTAATCATGCGCTTAACGGATCAATACCTTAGGCGCAAGGCAGATCGTTTGCCAGCGGGCGTTTCACTGCAAAATACGATCGATCTTTACCTGGCTATTTTTGCACCCGCGCATATTGGGGCCGATCCAGGAAAGGTCGTGTATGCCGGGTTTCAAAATCCGGCGTACTACAAAAACAGCGGGTTGGACGGATGGACTGTTGACGGGGGCAAGATTGTCCGGGGGCAAAAGGATGGCCGGATAACGGCCTTTGAAATTTATCTTTGTTTGGAGCGCAAAAAGGCGCTGCTTTTAAAAAACAGCATATGAAAGTGCTTGGCAATAAGAAAAAGA